AAGAGGAACGTGGAACATCGGATGACGACGCTGACACCTTATACGGATAGGACTGTTGACTATTATACAACGATGGTTTGGGACTATGCTGAGGCAGTCCATAATAAGACCTTACGGGCGCCACGATATGTTAGATTAGCTGTTAAACGCTTCCTAAAAGACTACGACAAGTCAATAAATGATCCTAACTACAAATACATATACGACCCAATCAAAACCTATAAGATCTGTAAGTTCATCGATGCGATGGTCTTGCTTGAAGGTTTTGAAGGGGCATTCGTCCTCGAACCGTGGCAAGCGTTTATCGTAGCTCAGTTTGGATGGGTTCATAGATCAGGCGAAAAGAAAGGTTTCCGACGCTTCAGACGGTTTTGGATCGAGTGTCCTAGAGGTAACGGTAAAGCATTATCACTTGATACTCCTATTCCTACCCCAACCGGCTGGACTACTATGGGGCAAATACAAGCTAAAGACTGGGTATTCAGCGATGATGGTAATCCAGTTCAAGTATTAGCTGTAACAGATGTTATGAATGACCACAAATGTTTTGAAGTTACTTTCGACGACGGTTCAGTTATCATAGCGGACGCTAATCATTTATGGCAGACCAAAGCAGTAAAAGAGCCTGAACGGACACATAGAGTCAGCGGAAGAAAGACAACTACTAAAACAACTATAAAAACCACACAAGAAATAGCCGACACACTTATGATGATTTGTCCTAGTGGATATACCCAAGTAAATCATCGTATTGAAAACACCAGACCTTTATACTTACCCGAAGTAGATCTACCTATACACCCGTATCTATTGGGATACTGGTTAGGAGATGGTAGTAGTGCGGGTGCAGTACTTACTATTGGTGAAGAGGATCAAACTGCTGTAATCGACATAATGAAAGATATAGGCGTAGAACTTTATCCTACAAACTGGTCAAAACTACAATTCAGACTCGATCCTTATATTGGTTATAAGGGAATGAAAAACAACGTTAAGCGTGGGGGATATATCAACAAGCTAATAGAGTTAGGCGTAATCAATAACAAACATATACCTGACATTTATATGAGAGCGAGCATTGAACAGCGCCAAGCTTTACTACAAGGTTTGATGGACTCTGACGGCTTTATAACTAAAGAAGGTCAGGCCCAGTTTACAAATACTAATAAAACCCTTATAGATCAAGTTAACGAACTCGTATGCTCACTTGGAATGAAAACCTACACTGGCGATGGTTATATACCACAACAGCTTCCTGGATGTCAGCCTAACAAAATAGCGTGGCACGTTGAATTCTATCCATTCTCCGATCAAAAGGTATTTAGATTGGATAGAAAGTATAAGAGACAGAAAAAGTATGTAGCAGGATCAGTTAGATCAACAGTCAGATACATTACAGGCTGTAAGGAAATACCGAGTGTTCCAGTTAGATGTATTCAAGTTGATGATTTTAGAGGTATGTTTTTAGCTGGTAGGAATATGGTGCCTACCCACAACTCCGCCTTCTCATCAGCAGTAGCCCTATACCTGCTTGCGGCAGACGGAGAGCCAGGTGCGCAGATCATAAGTGCTGCTACTACGTTTGACCAAGCTAAAGTCATCTGGGACGTGTCTAAGCAGCTTGCTGAGCACCCTGAGACACGATGGCTGCTACAGGACAAGCTTGGCATCGAGACTATGGCTAAGTCCATCTTCGTCAAGAAGAGCTTCAGCCGCTTTCGCGCCCTATCCAAAGATGGCAAGCGTTTTGACGGTAAGAACCTACACGCAGCTTTCATGGATGAAGCACACGCATACGACAACGACATACTTTGGAACGTTATTTTAACTGGTCTTGGTAAGCGTAAACAGTCGGTTATGTGGGCTATTACAACTGCTGGTCCTAACTTAACTGGTATTGGGTTTGAAGAACACAAGTATATTGTATCCGTGCTACAAGAAGAGTTTGAAGACGATGCTTATTTTGGTATAATATGGGCTGCTGATGAAGCATATAAAGAGATAGATGAGAATGGTGTAGAGACTTTATATGAAGCTGATGACTGTTATACTGAGGAGACTTGGGAAAAGTGTAATCCGAACTGGCACGTATCCATCGATAAGGATATGATTCGAACTGTAGCACGACAAGCACGCGCACTCACATCTAAACGCAATAACTTTCTTACTAAACATTGTAATAGATGGTGTAGAGATAGCTTTGGTCTGTTTGATCCGACTGAACTTAACGCTCCACCAATATTCGTGCCTGACTTAGATATTAAAAAGTTTAAGAATAAGGTCTGCTATGCGGGTATCGACTTAGGTTCGGTAGACGACATTACAGCCCTGGTCCTCCTTTTCCCGGAAATAAGAGATTCAGAAGTAATACTAGACGGCGAAACATTAAAGCGACGTGATCTTTATATCACGCTGTTTATGAGAGCCTACATAACAAAGAAAGCTTCTCGGGAATCAAGTGTCCAGGGCTATAAAGCTTGGGTTGAAGGTGGTCAGCTTATCGAAACGCACGGTAGTGTCACTGATTATAACGTTCTAAAGCGTGACTTACTAGAAGACTACAAACTTTATGACTTACGAATGGTTGGTTACGATAACTACAACGCAGCACAGTTAGTAACCGAACTAGAAAACATGGGCCTACCGATGGAAATGGTAGGACAAGGCTTTAAGTATCTGTCTCCAGCTACTAAAGAGCTTCAAAGACTTATAGCAGATAAGCGTATTTTTCATAACAATACATTATGGTCTTGGATGTGCGGTAACGCAGTTGCCCTACAAGATAACCACAATAACATAAAGCCTATTAAAGAAAACCCTAAGTCACACTTAAAGATTGACGGACTAGCTGCTACTCTAGACGCTTTAGTCCATCTTATGGAGCACGAGTTTAACGGAGATGTTAAGTTCATATTCTAAATCAATAAATAATAAAATAAGATTTACGGAGACATTATGGCCATAGATTTAAGCCGACCCCTAACCATAACTAAGCACAACTCAGTTCCTTTCGATGCTCCCATTGAAGCACAGAAGAGTGGGTTGATACCGTTCCAAATGCCGCAAGGATTCGATGCTAACTTTTTAGGTTGGACCTCCTTGCGCGGATATAGAACGACTGAAGCAGGTATACGAGTAACAGTAGAAAAAGCACTCGAACAGCCTACTTTTCATGCCATACTTCGACGTATTTCATCTGATATGGCAACTTCCCCATTAAACTTATACGAGCGTGATCCAAACACTGGTGTAGTTAAACAAATATTCAATCACCAATCACTTAAAGTCTTACGTCGTCCTAATGCTAGACAATCAGGTGCGGAACTTATTGAACATTTAGTTTTCAATGCGCTATCTCACGGTGACGGCTCTGCTGCTGTTATATTCGATGGATTACGTCCAAAAGAGATTATTCCTCTATTTGCTGACTTAACACGCGCTATCGAAGATCAACGTAATGGTGATATTACCTATCTAACCAACTCGAAGATGCTTGTTGGCAAACGTTTGTTAAAACGAACTAACGCACAACAAGTAAGACGTTATGGTGACAGTAACAAAGATATTCAACAATGGCTCACTCAAGGTGACCAGTCTCAAATCAGAGAACTACAACCAGAAGAGATGATTGTTTTACGCTATATGAGTATCGACAACGGGCTATATGGCACATCTCTTACAGCATGTTTAGCCGAAACTATCGGTCTAGCACTTGCTTACATGGAGATGCTTTCCCGCTTAGTTGGTTCTGGCGCAATGTTCCAAGCTATTATGTCTGTTCCAGGCCGTATAACTGATGAACAAGCTGAAGAATCACAAAAGAGATGGCGTGACGTTCAAGGCGGACTACGTAATACAGCAAAGATTCCAATAGTAGGTAACGGAGCTAAAATCGAAAAGCTATCCATGACCCCTGCTGAACAACAGCTTGTGGAAATGATCAGAGAGTTAGAACTAGCAATAGCACGTGGTGCGGGTTGTCCAGCAAGCTTGATCAACTTACCATCTGATGTAAAGTATTCAAGTGTTGAAGATGATTTTAGATCATACGTATTAAAAACATTAAAGCCACTTGGCAAACAACTCGCTTTCATTTTTGACGATATTCTTCTTACTTTAGAAGAGCAAGAGACTATGTTTTTCGGATTTGACTTTAGAGAGTATATGACTCCACAAGAAAAAGATAGAGTCGATATTGGTATACAGTTTATGAACAACGGTGTTATCACACCGGGCTATCTAGCACAAATGTTCAACTTCCCAGCAGACTTTGAAGGTGCTGATCAACGTAGAATACCATTTAACACTGGTATTGCTGGTGATGCTAACTCTAAAGATTTACAGCTTAAAGATCCAAAGGGTGAGGTATCTTCAATAGTTGAAGATCCAGTTAAAGAAAAACCGGAAGCACCCGATGCGTTTCCAGGAGAGAGTGTATAATGAGTCTAACAATACAACAAGTTAAAGGCTTTGTAAAAACTGGGAAATCAGTTAGTGCCGGCGAAAACTCTATTGTTAAAGTTTATCAAAACGCAGAGGCACAAGAACTAGGACCAAGACAGGTGCTTGGATGGTTCAGTAAAGCGTCAGTTGATATACACGGACACGTAGTAGTTCCATCTGGTATTGATGTAAGTGATTTCGTTAAAAAGCCTACTATATTTTGGGATCACGACACTTCTATTCCTATTGGTGAGGCATCCAATCTGGAACTTACACCTGAAGGACTTAAAGGCGTAATCACATTCTTGGATGCTGATACTCCTATTGTTGGTGAATATGCTGAACTAGCGTGGACGTTAATGAAGAAGAACCTAGTAGGGTTCTCTATAGGGTTCTCTTTTACGAAAAACTCTACTGAATATGATGAAAACAAAGATGTGCTTTATCTAAATCAAGCAATAATCAAAGAGATTAGCGTTACGCCGGACCCGGCGAACGCCGATACCATTCAGATCGCGATCGGAAAACACCGTGCTTTGAGTGAGAATATAAATACAATACTAAATACTAAAGAACCTAACTGGATTGCGGAATGGAAGTATAAGCTTTCAGCCTTTGATCTATATTAAAACCTTTCGAAAGGATACTTTAACAAATGACTCGTAAAGTCTTATTAAAAGAAAAGGAGGATTTGCTTACTGCTAGAAAGTCCGCAAAGGCCGAAGCCGAAGCATTCCGACAAAGCATTTTTATGCGTAAGAATGAAGACGGTGACACTGAATATGTAGAACCATCCGAAGAAGACGCAGGTAAGTATGATGCGCTTATCGCCAAGTTAAAAGGTATCGCTGCTGCTATTGAAGCTATTGGTAAGCAAGAAGATGCCGATGATTCTGATGAAACAGAATCAGAAGAAAATAGTGCCGATTCTGATGAAGTCCCAGTAGACGATGACGAAGACGGTAAAGAACAAGAAACCACTAAAATCGCAGAAAAACATGCTTCAATCAGAGGAGGCTCTAAGCAAGTAATGAGTAAGAATTTCAACATCAACAGTAAATTCACTAACTACAGAGATTTATCTGTCGGTGGTGAACAAACTACACGTTTAGCTTTCGCTGAATATGTAGCTAAAAAGAACGGTGGCAGCTACAGAACTGCTGCTGAATATATGGTTAAAAACTTCGGAGATGAAGGCACTGCCCAAGCTATCACTAGCCAGCGTGCTTACCAAGTTAAAACAGCAGTAGGACCCACCACTTCAACAAGTGGCACTACTCCTCTTGGTTTTGCTCAAACTCCGATTGAACTTTTAAGAGAACGCAATGAGTTCTTAAGTCGCTTAACTCGTGTCCCAATGCCTTATGGTAACTTAGTTTGGTTACGTCAACGCTTAGGAACTACAACTTCCTATGTTGGTGAAAATCAGAACTTACCTGTTACACAAAACGGTTGGGATTTAGTTCCTTCCACATGGAAGAAGTTTGGTGGTAAGACTTACGCTACTATCGAACAGATTGAGTTCTCACCTTGGGAAATCTCTGCTCACTGTACCTCACAACTACAGTTCAGTGATGCGCGCTTCATGGAAGAAGAAATCTTAAATGGCACTGGTTCTCTTGGACACGTTCTTGGTATTTATGGTAGCATCAACACACTTACTAACCACTTAGTATCAACTGTTGACGCAACTACAAGTATCTTCAGTGTTCAAACTATTGCGAACGACTTAGAACGCTTACAGTTAGCTCCTTCTCAGCAAGGCGCTGATATTAACGGCGGATTTATGATCACTAACAGAAACGTAACTGCGTTCTTAAGACAGCTTCGCGCTCCGCTTTCTGGATTACAAGCTTTCCCGGAAGTCAGCACTAATAGAACATTCAATGATGTCCCATTCATTGAAACTATGATCGTTGGTACCGACGACAATAGCACTGCTAAACAGGGTAACATTTGGTTCTTATCTCCTAAGCACATTAAGGTCGCTGACTGTAATCGCTATTGGGTTGAATCCGATGACCGCGCAGTTTTCAATGACGGTGGAACTATGGTAAGCTGTAAGGACAACGACTTAGTGTTGTTTAGCTCTCGTGGCTACTTCGACTTAATGGTCGAACACGACGTTGTATGTTCTGTATTACAAACTAATGGTTGGGCACTCAACAGCCAACAAGCACAACGCTACTACGCGCAAGCTTCTTCCGGTTGGGGCGCACAAATCACACAAGGAACCTTTACTACACAAGGTTAAGGCTATCATTAAGGAGTGGCTTCGGCCACTCCTTAATTTTCCATTTAATATTAAAGAGGGTCTTCAATGCGAACTCAACTAATCACAACTAAATCTAGTGATGTTCCAATAGATATGGATATTATGCGTAAGCATTGTATGGCTACTGATCCTTCAGCTATGGACCTATTAGAGTTTTACGTAAGATGGGCAACACGTGATATTGAAAAATATATCCGCACCCCAATCCTACAAAGATCATGTCAGTATGTCGTCAGCAATACTGCTGTTGAATACTACAACAATAATCACGGGTATTTTTGTCTATCGTCAGCAGTTTGGCCTATTTCTAGTATGCCGAACTATTTCAACCTACCATTTTACGTCCAGAACCTAACTTCGCTGGAAATAGTCGGTTGGGATGGAACAACGGTCACTTTGGATCCAACTACTGACTATATTTTTGACAACACTGTAAAACCCGCACGTATTATATTTTTAATGTTTCCTGTATTAGCTTGGGCGCACATTGTATTCAATATGACAGCCGGGCTTACAGACACACCCGAAAACTTAGACGAGGATGTTATCGGAGCAATCATGCTTACGGCCACTTATCGACGTGATCACAGAGGTGATGAAGACGTAGGTGATGCTATAGAAAAGTCGGGTGCTCAATCAGCACTATCAGCTTATAAAACTTATTCAACTGGTTATATGTGGGATTAAAGCATGGCTAAAAAGCAAGCAGATAACCCTAATCCGATTAAACGAGCTAATATGCTGACAGTAACACTTTGCCAGTATGAAGACGGTAATGATCCAGTGACATTAGCACCAACTAGAACACAAACGAACGTTCGTGAAATAGGCGCTGCGATCGAGCCAGTTGGTGGACAGATGTATTATGAGAATATGGCTACTGGCACGAACATTGAAGTTTCACATAGAGCCTTTATAGACTTTATACCAAATGTAGATCAAACTTACTGGATTTTACGCAACTCTTATATGAATGATAACACAGTTCAAGCGGAAGTATTCCATGTAAGACGTGTAGCACCTTATGGTGGTAGTAGAAAATATCTAGTTTTAGATCTATGGGAAGAGACGAAGAGTCAGTAATGTATGAAATCGAAGTTCCCAAAACCATAAACCTATCATTAAATAAAGGTGTTATACGCAATGTAATGGGCGCTATCGGACGGGTAGGTAAGTTCAAAGCACAAAACGCAATGGATAGCAGTCCGCCTACTGGTGCTGCTTATGCCGCTTGTAAGCGAGCAAGGAAGGGCAACGCATCCTCGCCCGGTGCTCCGCCAAGAAGCCGAACAGGCACATTACGCAAAGACATTACGGTTAAAGCTAAAGGCACCGTTGTTACAATGTCTACTAAAGATGAAGCATTCTATTCAAAGTTCTTAGAAGTTGGTGCTGTTGGCGGTGGTGGTCGAGGTCGAGGACGAGGTAGAAATAAGAAAGTAGCCGGCAAAGTTAAGCCAGTTACCAAGCGCGTCTTACTCCCGCGTCCGAATATGGGCAAAGCACTTATTGATGCTGCTAAAGAGGTCGGACCTACAATGGTTAAAGCACTTGAACAAGGATTAAAGTTAAAAGTATCAAGAGAGAAGGTTAAAAGATGATTGCTAATGATAGCCTGCCAGGACTTTACGACAACCTAGTTAGAAACATTTATAACATAGCTAGACCAACTATAGCTGGTATAAGCACGGCTGGTTCTGTTGATAACATTATGTTAAAGAAGAACGCTCAACTACCTGCCGCGTATATAGTTGATGCTGGCGTCAAGTTTAGTCAAGATAAAGTCGCACGAGGCAACTTTAGACAAAAGGCTACACAATATTTTAGAATAGTTGTCTTCCTAGTAAGCACAGATCCGGCGCAAGCTAACGTCATATCAACAAATGTAGCAAACCCTACTGCTACAATACCGCAGATACGAGCAGCGTTATGGTCATCTATACTGAACTGGTATCCTGACAATACTCTTCCGGCAATACGTTCAGCTACTCCTATTTACGCTGTAGAAGATATGCCATATGAAAATGATCAGGGTTATTTAGGACATATTTTTACATTTGCTTGGGACTATTTGGTTCAAGCAGAAGATGGTTATCAACAAACTACTAACCCACTTACTGATATCACATTTACTACACCTCGGGCTAACAACTTTCCGTCAGACTACTAATGTTTAACGATGTATAAATAACTTGTGGATTTATTTTTTTATTTTTCGATTGGAGTTCTAATAGATGCCAAACAATATTCCTAACTTACCGGCTAACTACCGCTCTCCGGGCGTGAACATAGCGAACGTACCAGCTAACGGCGGAGGCTCAGTCGGAGCACAACCAACTTATATTTTCGGCCAGTTCCTAACATTCGCTGGCTGTACCACAGTAGCTAACTATCCGATCCAAGTCTTTCAGACTTCTGACGTATACACGGTGACTGCCCCTAACTCAATGCTTGCTAACGAGTATGCCACTTATCGCTTGAATGATACAGTTGGTCCAGTTTATTTGGTTCCTATCGCTGATAACGGATCAGGCACTGCTTCTTCTGTAGCTATTACGATTACAGGAACTACAGCAACAGCCGGAACTGTCAACCTTTATATCAATAACACCCCTGTTCAAACTCTTACTAACGTTGGCGATACATCAACAATGGTCGCGTCCAACGTTGTAGCAAGTATCAACTCAACCACTATGATCCCATGTTCTGCTGCGTTCGTCGGTGGTGTTGTTACTATCACAAGTTTACATAAGGGTATTACAGCAGGTGATTTACAGGTTTCTCTAAACAAGAACGGCACATCTAATGGTGAGTTTACACCATCAGGTCTAGCTATCACAGTCGGCGCACTTGTAGCAGGAACTGGTGATCCTGATATTACAACAGCTTTAGCCAATATTGCGAACGTTGCAGGTTCGTTCTTCGTGAACCCTTACAACTTATCTACTGCTTACACCTTAACAAACACAGCTTTTAACGATGTCACTGGTCGTTGGTCTCCAACCGTTATGCAATATGGTGATAGTTTCAACGCAACACGTGGAACGCAAAGCTTATTTGGAACAGTCCAAGCCGTCGCAGCCTATGGTGCTACTGTAAACGCAGAACACATTACAACTGTTGGTATCATGGATGCTCAAACACCTGTATATCAATATGCTGCTGCTTATGCTGGTCTTACAGCCACAATAGTTCGCTCTAACCCAGCTTCACCGATTGTAGGACAACTTTTTGGCGTAGATGGACCAAGTCTCCTAAACCGCCTAAACCGCAATACGGAAAACACATTACTATTCGCTGGTATTTCTACAATCAAAGTAAAACAGGACGGTTCTGTATGGCTTACTCGCGCAGTCCAGAATATTCAAACCAACACAAACTGGTTGAATCTAGAAATGGATTACAAGCTCGCTTACATTGATACAGACTTAAAAACTCAGATTCAAACAAAGTTTATTGATCAAGGCTATATCCTTGTAGCTGATGGAAATCCTATAACCCCAGGCGCCAGCGTTACAAGCCCTTCATTGATTTTAGCATATGCTTGGGGCTTATACCTAAACTATGTTATGGACAACATTGCTCAAAACTTCACATATTTTCAGCAAAACTCGTCTGTTTCAGCTAATATTCAAACTGGTGTCGTTACACTTGTCCTGCCAGTCCAGACTGCTGGTGAACTAAGACGCATCCAAATCATCAATAACTTTTCTTAAGGAGTAGTATTAAATGGCAGGTCCAATATTTTTAACAGGTATAACACTTTTCCAGATCGGAGAACAGGTATTGTCTCTAACTGAAGACAATGTTAAGTTTGAGTTAGCTACAAAGGAAAGAACCCCAGTAATGGGTATGGACGGCGTAGTTTATTACAAAGAAAAACCGATTCCTAACAAGCTTTCAGCAAGTGTTTTGATCCCTAACACGATCGATCCTACAACTTTCAACGCTATGACTTCAGTCAATATTGTTGTTAAGGCAGAAGGCGCAGTTACACTCAACGCTAACAGCTTTGCCTCAACCGGCAACTGTGCTTACAGTCTAGCAGATGGTAAGTTAGAACTAGAGTTCTTTGGGAACGTAGCAACTTTCTCAGCCGACTAAAGATTATAAATATTAGTAGAGGATGGGGATTATCCCCATCCTCTACTAACCCAATCTTAAACTAAAACCCACAAAACCTAAAAGGAATAAGTATGACTAAAGAAACCACGACTGAAAAAAAGCAACCTTTTCCTTGGATGTTAGAAGATGGCAGCGTAGCACCTGAATGGAAGCTAACGCTAAAAAAATCACTTTCGAACGGTGTGTCCATACTTACCCTCGAAGAGCCAAGCCTCGACCAAGCAGAGAATGCTAAAAAGCTTATTGTATACACTGATGAGACAAGAACAAAAGCTACTGATGAAAGTTCTACAGCATCCCTAAAGCGTTTAATCTCACTTATAACTAAACTTCCAGAAGATGTAATAGGCGAAATGAAGCAGACCGACATAATCCGTGCTAAAATGTATTTGGACGCTCATACAGATTTTTTATTGAAGGGCCTATCCGATTAACTTACTTGGTTCCTAGGTTGAAGAATATGGCTAGAGAACTAATGATCTACATGTCACAGCCTAGGAGTGAAGTCTACTCGTTGAAAATGTCGGAGATAATCGAAGATTATAACTGGGCCGTTGCTCGTGAAAAGGCAAGGAACAATCAACCTATAAATAATAAAAATAATACACCTAAGGAAGAAACTCCTCCAGATCCTCCAAACGAGACGACAGCCGAAAAGAACAGACGATTAGTTTTAGGCATGATAGCAGCTCAAAAGGAAATGGCACAAAAAGCTGGCGGTAAGCACGTCACTTATGAATAAGAAAGGATTTTGATGGCAGATCAAGGTTATACCATATCCATTAAAGCTGTTGATGGCGCAAGTACCGTTGTTAAAAAGCTGGATACAAACCTTAATAGTGGTAGAAAGAATCTAAAAGACTTAAACACAGAATCAAAGTCTTTCAGCGATTTTATGACTAAAGTGGGTAAAAGCCCTAGCTTCGGAAATCTCACAAAAGCAAGTGGCGAACTTACTACTGGCGTGCTAGGCGCTGCTAGCTCTATCGCTAAACTTGCGCTTGGTCTAACAGGTCTTGGAACAATAGCATCTGTCGGTGGTATTTTAGCTGCTTCCAATCAGTTCTCTAACTTCACTAGAGCAATCAATACTAACTCGCGTGCTATGGGTGTAGCACCGAAAGAGCTTGAAGCCTTCGAACAGGTAGCGGAACGTGCTGGTATATCCGCCGATGCTGCTGCCTCGTCAATGTTGAATATGAGCAAGACTTTCCGTGAAGCTAATATAAACGGTGGTCCTGCTAGACAAATGCTTATGGCGCTTAAATGGTCGATGGAAGACATTGCTAAGGCAGCAAAAGATCCAATCGCAGCTATGCCTAAGCTTATAGAATCACTAAACAAGCTTCCTGATGGCCCAATGAAGATGAAGATCATCGCTGATTCTGGTATGGGTGAACAGCTACTTCCATTGCTGAATAAAGGTGTTAAAAGTTATAATGAAAACTGGCAGGATGTTCAGAAGACTTTAACTGCTACACCAGAAAATATCGCCAAGATGGAAGCAGAAGCGGAAGCTATCACAAAGCTTGAACAGCGTGCTCGCGAACTTAAAAATACATTCCTCGCCGGTCTTGCTCCTTCAATAACCCATTTAGCAACCGCACTTACCAATGAACTAGCAACTTCGATGGACCCAACAGTCCATAGTTTCGACGAATGGATGCAGAAAAATCAAGGTATTATAGATCAAAACATAGATACAGTTGTTCATACTATTTTCACTGAAGTTAAAGAGTTGTGGCCTAAAGTTAATGCGGTAGCACAAAGCCTAGGTGGTTGGACTACTTGTTTAGAAGGTCTTGCTACTTTTATGGCAGCTAGATTTGCTATTCAAATACTTACACCATTCATACAAGTCGGATTCTACGCAGCTAAAACACTTGGTATAATGAAAGACCTATCTGGCATTAAGTTTACCGGTGGTATGGGCGCACTTGGATGGCTTGGAGCAGCTTATCTAGTTGCTACGGAACTTCCTCCCCTTCTCAATAAGGCATCGCACCTTCTAGCGGGCAGCGCAGCTAAGGATTCTCCGGAATATAAAGCAGCACACCCTGACGAAAAGATCTCCGGCGCACAGGGCTTACAGGGCAGCACAGCAGGCGGTAAGGATACATCCGCTACTACAAGCCAAGGTCCTAGAGGTGGTCGAGGTGGATCTGTATCGTCAGGACATCATAGTGAATCCAAATACGGCAACGGCTATAAGTTTAGTGCAGAAGATGGCGACATCAGTGAAAAATACGAGAGTGGTGGTCGTGGCGTAGGCACTATTTCATCAGGTGAAGGTGATAAGGGTGGCGTAAGTTATGGAGCCCATCAGTTAGCTAGTAAAACTGGCACTATGCAGACATTTATTGACAGTGCAGAAAACAAGCAGTTCGCTGATGCATTCAAAGGCTTAACACCGGGCACTGCTAAATTCAACGAGGCATATAAGAAAGTAGTATCTGAACACGGAGATGAGTTCAACAAAGCCCAATCAAACTTTATTGGTCGAACCCATTATCAGCCAGTAGCCGATTATGCTCAAAGTGTAGGCTTCGATACATCTAATCCAGCAATACGCAAAGCCCTTTATAGCCAAAGTGTTCAACACGGCTTCAAAGGCAATAAAACTATTTTAGATAATGCTAAAGCATCTGGAGTGGATATGAAAGACAGTGATGCTGTAATAAAATCCATCTACAAAAGCCGAGGCGATTATGCTGGCCAATTCGCAAGTAGCAGCGCCACCAAAGATAGGTACGCTCGTGAATCGAAAGACGCCTTAAGTGCAAACGCACAAGTAGCAGCACTTAAGCCAGTTGCCCCGCTTGGTGCTGCTCAATCGACTAACAACACCAATACAAACGTTGTTGTTGAGTTTAAGAATGCGCCGCCCGGCATGAAGACTGTAACATCATCAAAAGGTACATCTAATGTTCAAGTGAAGACTGCGAGTCCCTTTGTTGGGTAAATGCTGACAGGAAGAAGATCAGACTTTATAAATAGTGTAGTAATCAGTGTTCTATCAAAACACTGAAACAGGCACAGGAAAGACCTGCTGTCCTACACAACATATTTAACAGGAAATAGAAATGACAAACTGGATTATGAAAGAACCACGACCAGCAGAAGCATACGGTTTTTTATATGTTATAATAAACCTGATCAATAATATGGGCTATTTGGGTCAGAAAGCATTTAAAAATGGTAGTGATTGGAAGACCTATCAAAGTTCCTGCAAGAAACTAAAAGAAGACATAGAGAAATGTGGTGAAGAGAATTTTTGGTTTATCATTATTAGATACGAAGCCTCCGCCGAATCACTGTCCGCTGTTGAATATAACTTTCAAGTAGCCCACGATGTATTACACGCTACTTTTGAAGATGGAACTCGCAAATGGTATAATGGTAATATCGCTTGGGGAAGTCACAGATTCTACCAATGCGGTCAGAAAGGTAGAGTAGCACCTAACAAAGACAAGCCTTGTTCTGATGAACAGAAAGCCAATATAAGTGCTAAGTTGGCAGGTAGACCGTCACCAAAGAAAGGTATACCAGCAAATGTAACGCCAGCAAGAATAGCAGAATATGCTACTAGAAAAGGACGCCCGCTAACAGATAAACAGATAGCTATGTATGCCGCACGAAGAGGTAAACCGAACGGTAGAAAAGGCAAGCCATCTGAAAAGAAAGGTCGCAAGTTCGGACCGAATAAAAGAAAGGTTAAGTAAAGTATGGCATTATCATTTTTACCACTCTCATTTAGAGGCATACCCATTACAGCACTAACTATCGAGGATAGTCCGCCTCCGAACAATGTGGTACACTATGGGGCTTACTGGAAGAAGGCTAAAGTAGAAAACATAGGCAATAAGCCGCGTAAGATAACTGTAGAAGGCTTTATCGGCAATAGTGCGATGACTGATTTAGAGGTCGATATATTAAAAGGTCTTATCTTAGCACCCGGACACGGCATCTTAACTTTACCTAATATTGGTATTTTAACGGTTTGTGTAACAGGTGATCCGGTTTTCACAACAGGTTACGATTTGATGCCTATAGTAGGTGTTAAGCTAGAGTTTACAGAGGTATCAAATGGGATGGGTCAACTACAAGATGCTTTGGGCGGTATTATGCCTTCAGCTATTTCCGGCGCAGTTTCCGACGCAGAGAGCGCAATCACTGGGGGCATGGCCTCACTTGTATCAGCAGGGAGTTCACTTATCTAATGGCGACACAAACAACAACATCTAACACTTTATCACTTTTCGTATCCAATGTCGTAGCGTTTGGAACTACACTTGCTTACAATGCTGCCCGTATTGGACATATGGCTGATGGCGCTTCGATTTATATCCCTAATAACTATACCGTATCACGGTTTGTCAATAGACCTACAGGCAATAATCTAGCTGCGGTTCAAAAGGCATGTGCCGGTGTATTAAATCAAAACGGTATGTCTAACATAATCAATGCGGCGGTAGAAGCGTTAGAACTTGCTGATTCAGCGAACATCTTTCAAACAACTGCTGACGGAAATGCCCTATTACAAGCAGGTTGGAGTAATGTGGTTCCATTAATGATCACATACATAAATGATTTACAGCTTTTAGCACCTTACGATGTTATATCTACTTTGTTCTCTCTATCGGCTTCCATACTTGTAGATGGAACTGCTTATCCTCCGATACTTTATATGATTATATTGACTGTGCTCGCAACTGCTATAACGAGCTATAATCCTCTTTCGGCTAATGAAGCACAAGGTTTACTGCTTCAATATATTGGCTTGTTCGATACAACTCATCAGCTTATTTCAGATTTGGGTCTGACGGATGCTGTAAACTCGCTCTATGCATTGCGACAGCAGGTTTGTGGCTACCTACAACAAATGATAGCACAGCGCCCTAAAGTCCTGTCTACAACGCTCAATGAAAGTGTCCCGGCTGTAGTAGCTGCTTATATGCTATATCAAGATTCATCTAGAGCAACAGAACTAATGCTACTTAATCAAGTGGAAGATCCAACTTTCATGCCTAACACGGTACTTTATAATGCTTTTTAATCAACCAGTCCCAGACAAAGTTTCAGTTCAAATAAATGGTCAAACGGTTAGCAACTGGACCGAAGCATCGATCACGACAGGTATTGACCGTATCCCCCGTCATGGTTCGCTAAAGGTCACATGGAAGTTAAATGGTGCGCTTTATAGCGGCAATAAACCACTTGGCCCACAAGGTTTACCTATAACTTTATCGCTTGGTGCTGATCAGATACTAGTTGGTTATATGGATGTTTCAAGCAATCTTATAACTAAAGACTCTCATTCAATCACATATAATATCCGTGGTTCAACATGTGATCTTGTGGATAGCACAGCGGAGTTTTTTAATCAAAATGGCACGCTTATATCCGAGTTACAAGGTGTCTCTATTACAAATGCTGTATCGAAAATAGCTGGTGTATACAATGTGAATGTAGTTGCTACTAACAGTCTAGCAAACTCGATTGTTTTCCCAGGTGCTATGAATATCAATATGGGGGATGCTGCTTTTACTGAAATCGATTATCTAGCA